AACTGCAAGCGAGAACTATGCTTATGATGACAGCAAAAAGACAACAGGAATAATTGGTATAAAGATGTTCGTCCCAGCGGGTGCTGGTCAGGGGAGAGTAATGAAAATTGCTGATATTCTTGACATCCTCTTAGACAACAAGACTCTTACCAATGGTACCCAGCTTGGGACATCCTACATTAACATAGAAGGGCTTGATCCTTCAAATAAGTCGCTATATAGCGCATCCTACATAATTCCATTTACAAAATACGGAGAATAACAAATGGCACATATATCATCATTAGGTGCAGGTGTATTTACTTACCTTGACCTCTGGAAGGGCGCAATTCCTGCCGCCACAGACACAGCAGCAGAATGCGCGGCCTTGTTTGTAGGTAGCACACCGGGTACGGCTGACGCCGACCATGTCCGGATGCCTTCTGTACGTGAATTCCCTTCAGTGGGTACACCTGCAAACATCGTAAACGTACCTGTTTACGGTCAAAAGACTTCTTCACAGGTTCAGGGCCAAGCTGACGCTCCTAGCCTCGAAGTGACTGTGAACTACAACGCTGGTGACATGGGGGCTATTCACAGTCTCATCGGAACTCCTTGTGTATTCCGCTTCATGATGGCTGGTTCTGCAATCACTGAAGACGAAGGCGCGGCCTCGACTCTTACCCCTGAGAACACAGAGTTCTATTTCTTGGGTAAAATTGAAGCTATCCTCGTTAACCCAGCTTTGACAGATGCAACTACTGCAACTGTTACTTTGTCTGCTCAGTCCGATTTCTTCGGTCCAGCAACACTTTAAGCTACTTAGGGGGCCACCTTCGGGTGGTCTCCACCACAAGGAAACCATATGGACAAACCATTCAGTAAATCGTTTGTTATGCGTACGACTTTCCGTCACATGCGTAGAAGCGTAGATATTAGTATTCGTAAATCATTTGAAAGATTTCAGGACTTTGATAACAACTCAACAACAGGTAGTGAAATTATGGAAACACTTTCCGTATTGCACACGGTACGGAAGCTGTTAGATGACTTTCAAGCAAATAATACAGAATTATTCTCAGAAAAAAATAAATTAGATTAAAGGAAATAGAGCAATGAAACATCTTGTTGGTAAAGAACTAAGCGAAAAAGTCCCATTTATGGGCGATGAAGTAGAAGTGCGTAAATTGACCGTGGGTAAAATCATGGACCTTCAGAAGCTAATTACTAAGGCTGAAAAGTCTAAGGCTGAAGATGCTCAATTGAGACTCCTTTGTGATATTATTAAAGTTGCCGTTGTAGGCGCGGAAGGGCTGAGTCAAGAAGACTTTGAAAACTTCCCTCTTGCAGAGCTAACCGATCTCTCCGGTCACGTAATGCGTGTGTCCGGTCTGGGAGGGTCTGAGGGAAACTAACACAATCCGAAGAGACAATCTATGAGATAGCCTTCTCACTTGGAATGCCTGTGTACCAGCTCTATAATGAGATGCCACAGGAAGAACTTATGAAGTGGGGAAGCTTCTTTAGGAGGAGACCTATGGGATGGCGAGAGGACCAGAGAACATTCTTATTGTTACAGGCACAGGGCTACAAAGGAGAACCGGGTAGCATCTTTGCATCACTTAAACAACTTAAGGAAAACATTCCTGCCGAAATCAAGTCTCTACCAAAAGGAAAATTCCTAGAGATGATGGTAAACTCCTCTGACAAGGATGACTCGGGCTGGACTCCCCCTTGGATAGGAAAATAATGAAAGTCTCTTTGGAAGTTACAAACTTTAAACAAGAAATGGAACGGATTGAGCGTGAAGTGACTGAACTCGCTGGCGTAGAAATCACAGAGCGTATTGAATACGCCACAACACAGTTAAAAACAGTGACTCCTGTTGATACAGGTGAGGCCCGAATGGGCTGGAGAAGCAATATTATAAAGAACCGTAGAGGAAAGTTTCTTAGCGGTACTATACTTAATAGGGTTGAACACATATCACACTTAAACAACGGGCATTCAAAACAAGCCCCTCGGTACTTTATTGAACAAGTACTGTCAACAATCGGTTTAGTTACCCCTATATAAATACTTATATTCGCCCCTGATGGTGTTTCCGAAATACGGAATCTTGCTATCGGGGGCTTTTTTTATTTAGGAGAATACACATGGCTGGCGTTAATATTAAAGTACGTGCAGACGCAAGACAAGCCCAAGCCGAAATGGGCAAGCTTACTAAGTCAATCCAAAACATTGACAAGCAAGCAACACAAGTTACAAAAACATTTAGGAACCTAGCCGTAGGTATCGCTGCCGTATTTACAGGTAGCCAAGTTACTCGTGGTATCACACAAGCAGCAGACTCAATGCTGGGGCTTCAGAACCGAATTAACCTAGTAACACGAGATGCTGGCAAAACCAAAACAGTACTTGACGAACTTTTTAGGGTTGCGGCAAGGTCTCGTAGTGACGTAGGCGCTGCAGCCGATGTGTTTAACCGCTTTGGTCTGGCCCTACAAGGATCTGGGAAGTCTGCAAAGCAACTTTTAACTGTTACCGAGGCTGTACAAAAGGCGGCTGTTATATCTGGTTCCGGCGCGGCCTCTGCTAAGGCTGCTATTATCCAGCTTGGTCAGGGTCTTGCTTCAGGCCAGTTACGGGGGCAGGAACTTAACTCTGTCCTAGAACAAATGCCTCGACTAGCTCAGGCTATTGCAAAAGGCATGGGCATACCCTTCCAGAACCTCCGTAAAGAGGCGATGGCTGGGAAGATCACGGCAGAAGCAGTATTTCAAGCCCTCCTAGACGGTGCTCAGTCTATTAACGATGACTTTTTGTTAGTGAAGGCCTCTGTTGCAGATCTTGGGGTGGTGTTTAAGAACGAGTTTACTAGGGCTATCTCTGAGTTTGATAAGCTCGTTGGCATTAGTGCTGACATAAAATCGGGTATAATGTTAGCTACAGTAGCGGTGAGGTCCTTCGGTAAGAATCTCGGAGACTGGGCGATAATAGCTGGCACACAATTTTTAATACTTAAAGTAAAGATCACCTTCTTTGTTCATGACTTTAAAAGACTATTTCGAGGCCTCTTTTCAGAGGACTTTGACGCAAAGGGGTTTGTTGACAATATTGCGGCCCAATTCGACCGGGCCAAGCTAAGAGTTGTTAAAAAGCTTGGGGAGATACGAGACGAAGTTGGTAAGTTTCTTAGGAATGGCTTCAAGCAAGAGAAAAAGTTTGATGCCTTTGGTGATGAGATTGTCCCAGAAGAGATAGATCTCTCAACCCGGATCTTTAAGGGAATGAGTTCGGCTCTAAAGCAGCTTAGCACCTTTGCCTTTAACGTCATTCAGATCTTTAAATTTCTATACGACAAGATAGTTGGGAAGAGTCTATGGACTGGTATCTTTAAGAAAGGGCATGAAGAGAACTCTGGGGACATGGCTATAGGCAATACGGGGATGCTAGGTGGGTTATTAGATGCCGCCACTCAGAGACTGTCTCTGTGGAAAGCCGCCATTGTAGGTGTATTTTCTAGCCTCTATACTGACACTACTACACAGTGGTCTAATCTCGTAAAGTTTCTTACCACTAAGGAGGTAGAGACACCAGACGGAAAGAAGCTGGTTGATACTGACTTTAAAATGGCTCTTGACAGCCTTACAAAAGGTTGGGGTGAGTTCTTAGCCGACTTAGGAGTTCAGTGGTCTAGTTTCTATAAGTCTATTACAACCGAGACAATGGAAACTCCTGTTGGATTTATAACTATAGAAAACAGCTTCGGCAAAACCCTAACTAACATGAGAACGAAGTTTGACAAGTTTAAGGAATTTGTAAAAGAAGGATTTGCTGAGGGTTTCCTTCAAAGAGAAATTGAGATACCGGGCGGCAAGGCCCTTGTTGACACCCCTCTTAAGGTCTCAATAGATGAAAAGACCAGACGGTCTATAGAACTGTTAAAAGAGGTCAGTGACGTAATTAAAAATACGCCTCTGTTCTCTGCAATAAGGATATCCTTTGAGGGTTCTATAGCGTACATTGATGACCTGATCTCAGACCTTACGGCTAACGAAAATAGAATTGCCGCCGCCTTTTCTGCGGCACTCATCGCGGCGTTTAGACTTGGGGCTGTCAGAGCAGCCTTCCTCGCCGCCCTAGCCTTCAATGCTAAAGATATTCTAAATAGTGAGGAATTTAAAAGCTCTGTTGAGTCTCTTGCTACAGGTGCTGGCGAACTTCTTTCTGATCTTCTATTCAAAGAGGGGGAAAGCGCTGGTAAGAGTTTACTTGACGGTATAAGCAGTACTATAGACGCCGCAGGTGGCGCGTTTCTGAAGGGTTTCTTCTTAAAGGCCGCTGATCCGAGTGACGACCCTTTTGGGGAAAGGCCGGGACTAAAAGTTCCTCGGTTTGAATATATTGGCTTAGACTTAATAGAGAAGGACCTTTCTAAGAGAATTGCTGGCACTCTTGCCGCTGCTGTTGCTCTGGCCTTTGTATCTAAGAGCGTTAGAGGCGCACTAAAATCAGGGGTTAAACTTCTTGGCACTGCCTTAATTGGAGGTGCTATCTTTGGTGACGAGAAGTCGACTAAGTCTAAGAAAAAGGGTGGCGCACCAAGCGTAGGGAGAAATTCAATAGGTCGGTTTACAAAGCTTGGCGCCAGTTGGGGAGTGCTGGCGACAGCTGGCTTCAATAAAGCCTTTAGCGTAGGTACTCAGGCTCTCTTACTAAACCTAGCCTTAGACATGGTTATACCAGATGACGCCTTTGGCGGTCTTGGAGATAAAGTTGACGAGGCCTTAACTGCTGCTTTCTTGCTTTACGCCTTTAGGGCTGAGTTAAAAACAATAATTTTGGCAGCGTTTTCTCCTGTAGGGTTTGCTATAGCAGGGGCAATCGTAGCTGGTCTTCTGGCCTACGGTATCGGCGACTTTATTCTTAGAGCTATCAGGGGGGAAACCCAAGAAGCAATTACTGATGAGCAGGCTAGCGTGGCCAATGCAATCAACTCTGGTCACTTAAGTGATAATGAAATAATAGACTTAACTAAGAACCAGAGTAGTGTAAATACAGTAGAGCGCAATCGCAATACGAATGGGAATACAGATTTTGAAAGAAGAATCTTAGCTGGGGAAGAAAAGGCCCTAGCACAAGTCCAAGCTAGGTATGATGCAGTTAAGAATTCTCTTGACTCTATAAATAACAAGAGTCTAATTCCATTCTCAACTAAAGAAGACGGTATACAACTTAAAGATGCTAAAGATGCAGCAGCCTCCTTGGTCGATGAGATGGCTACTCTTCGGAAGCTCCCTATCTCTAACGAGAGATTCAATAACCTCTTGAAGTTTGAGAAGATACTCCTTAGAATACAGAGTAACATAAACGCGACACTTGATCTTGCGCCTGACATGGCCTTAGAGATTAAGCTGAAACAGGTGTCCCCTTTCCGTGATGAATCACGTACACCCTTCTCCAAGGGAGGCTCGGTAGGGGGTCCAGTAACAGGTCCCGGTACAGGCACTTCAGATGACATCCCAGCGATGTTATCTAACGGCGAATTTGTTATGAGGCAGTCTGCTGTCCAGAAGTTTGGACCATCCTTTATGGAGGCCCTCAACTCTGGTAAGATGCCTAAGTCCCTTGCCTCAGGTGGTAGCCTCAAAGAAAGAATTGAGGAGAGGATATCTGGGATAAGGCCTTCCGAGGAGTTGGTAAAGAATGTTGTAGACCTGTTTGCTAGTCAACAAGACATTCGTGATGTAGAGTTCGGTGAGTTTATTCGAGCTAGCTCTGGTTACGAAGACCCTAAACGTTTGGTGGGTTATCTTGGAGGCATGGCGTCTGGAAATAACTCCTCTGAAAATGATGCGATAATGACCAGCTACCTTAACTCTAATAACACGGGCGGTCGTATGACAAACCTGTTCTCTGGTAAGGCAGATCAAGGGGTCTATGATGTAATGAGCGGAGCGGCCCTCTCTGGGCTACAATCTCTGGCTAC